GTAGTAGTCGGGGTAACTGAAGCCATCGCCATCGTAGTTGACCGCTTCCATCAGCGACCAACCGTTGACCGGCTCGATGAACGCGACCGGGGCAAGTCCGGAGCGAATGTGGGAGGGGTGTACCGTCTCGATCATGGAGACGGTCGTACGTCACGTACGTACGTTGGTCAAGTCATCAATGTACGTTCGCTCATTTTTTCGTACGGACGCCGAGCAACTTCACTTTGCGAAGGGGTCGAAGTCGTCGTCGATTCTCATTTTTGCCCGGCAAAGAAACGAAGCAGTGAGCCAGCCTTTCTGCAATGTCTTTGGCCAGCGGAGCGGTTCTCTCCACCTTAAAGTAGGACTGGACGCTGGATCGGCCAGCCTTGCCAATGCGATTGGCAATCTCGTCAAGGGACATCCTTCCGCGCGGCATGGAGGTTCCCGCCCTCTCCTTCAACTCAAGGAGTTTCTGGCCAATCGTCTTGTCATTTTCCATCGCCTGATAATCGCAAAATAAGCGTACGGGTACCATGCTGTTGACGAGCGTACGTACGTCGCGTACAAATGGCGCATGGACGACCATCGCGACATCATCCGCAGCAAGGGCGGCATTCGGGCCTTGGCTCGCGCGCTCAATCACAAGAACCACACCACTGTCCAGGGATGGTGGGAGCGAGGCAGGATTCCTGCCGCCAGATTTGATGAGGTCGCTCGCATTGCCTCTCCCGAACCGGCGGGTGCCGAATGACCGTCATCATCGACACCGAGAGCGAACCCGGCGCCTGGGCCAAGGCCCTGCGTAACCCGCCCTACGTCCAGATCGCGGACGACACCTTCACCAACGGCTTCGTTGCGCGCCCTGAGATGGCTGAAGTCCGGCACCCGGTTGCTGTTGTTCGCTCCTTTCATGCTGGGGACAATACGGATGGCTGACAACCACGTCTGCCCGCCCTCGCAGCGCCTCACGGACACTGACGCCCGCCATCTGCTTGCGGATGGCTTGATCCGCGCTTGCCACGTCTCCGGCCCGGCAAAGGTCGCGCTGGCGGCAGGGTGCGACGAGAAGACCATCCGCCGCTCGCGCGACGAGGAATCGACCCTGCGTCTCGACTACGTGCTCAACGTGCTCGACGCCGATCCGCACGCGCTCGACGCGCTGCTCGCAGCCAAGGGCTTCATGCTGGTCCCGATGATGCAGGTGAACGCCGCCGACATCATCCCGGCGGCCGGCGCGGCGATCCACCGGATCGGCCAGAACCGGGCGGAGCATACCCCCGGAGGTTTCAGTGAAACCGACATCGAACTTATCGGCACCGAAGCGGAAAACGACGCGCTGCTCGCTGCCTGTCTGGAGCGTCGGTCCCAGATCAGCGCCGCCAAACTCCGCCGGAGCAGCAAGGCGGCCTGATCCTCATAGGGAGAATGCACAATGGCGATTGACCCCTACCTGATCGCAACCGCGATCCTGACCCCCGCCACCGCTGTCTGCGCGCTTGGCTGGCTCGGTGCCGCGAACGTGGCCCGCGCGACCAGCGAAACGCTCGACAGCATCCAGCGCAATACCCAGATCCTCTCCAGCGAATACCTCGCCTGCAAGGCCAGGCTCGTGAAGCTGGAGCGGCTGGAGGAACAGCGCCTCGCCCACCTGAAGGCCATCTCCGGCAAGGGCGCGGCGGCATCGAACGAGGCGAAGCGCGCCAAGCGCAAGGGCGCGACCGACAAGACGATGGCTGAGCTGGTGAAGACCAGCTTCCGCTCCCACGCCCAGGTTGTCGCTCCGGTGAAGGCCAAGCGCACGCGCGCGAAGAAGGCGGAAACGGTTTGAATCCGGCGCCGCGGGTGGCGGCGAAAGAAGCGGGGATGGCGTGTCAACAGCGTCGGTTGGCCGATCGGAACCGGGTCATCCTCTCCCGACCCGGGCGGCTTAATCCCCGCTCCACCCGAATTTCTCAAGCGTGAAGGACGAATGACATGGCTAAGGAAGAACAGGATTCGGGCGAGTACCAGCGCCCCGACGCCGCGAAGGCGTTCGACATCTACGACAAGCAGATTGCCCCGAAGCTCACGCATCTCTCGACGCTGAAGGGCGACCTCTCGCAGCCCTATGACGACATCAAGCAGCACGCGAACTTCCCCCGCAAGGTGTTGAACTTCATCATCGGCCTCGAAAACGAGGAAGACGATGCGAAGCGCGACCACCTCCTGCTCGCGCTCGCCGAGGGCCTGCGGCACCGCAAGCTGTTCATCCCGCGCGACCTGGTGACGATGGCTGAAGGCGTCGACGAAGACGACATCGTGCCTGCCAGCGAGCGCGAGGACGATGACCTTCTGATCGACGAAGACGATGATGATGATGACGACTTCGAAGCCAGCGAAGTCGAACTCGCGGCGCAGGCCGGGCGCGGCGGCAAGAAGGTGGCTGCCGAACTGGCCCACTGATTTCCAGACGTGACCGGAGGGCGGCTTACGGGCCGCCCCGAGGATCACATCTGGGGTAGGGAATGTCATATCTAGCACTGGACCTGTCGAAGTCGTCGACCGGCTGGGCGCTGTGGAACGGAGTCAGCAGGCTACCGATCTACGGCCACTGGCGGCTTGGATCCGAATACGCGACGGATGGACAAGTCTTCGCCAAGCTGCACCGCAACCTCTCCGACCTCTACAAGGTCGAGAAGTTCGAGCGCCTGTATTTCGAGGAACCGATCAACCCGGCGCACCTCACCGGCAACACCTCGATCGCGACGATCTGGCTGCTCTCCGGCCTCGCTTCGCACGCGCAGAGCTTCGCGGCGATCAAGCGCCTGCGCATGGTGAAGCCGGTCAATGTCGAGCGGTGGAGGAAATCGTTTATAGGCGACATGGTGGTTCGCGAGGTGAAGGCGGGAATCCGCCGCCGCCGCCAATCCGGCGACAGCAAGGCCAGTTCAACTGACCAGTTGAAGCGCCTCACCATCGACCGTTGCCGCCAGCTTGGCCTCAACCCGCGTAAGAACGACGAGGCCGATGCCCTGGGCATCCTCACCTATTCGATCCTGCTCGACGGCGTGACGCCCCCTTGGCTCGCCGACGAAACCCTCCGCACACCTCTGGAGATTACCAAGTGAACAACGCCTGCGAGACGTGCCGATTCTACTCGGCCAACTGGAATAAGCCCAGCATCGGGCAATGCCGCCGCCGCGCTCCGACCTATGACGAGTTCGCCGATCACGCGCGAACCGTCTGGCCTATGGTGAAGTCGAACAACTGGTGCGGCGAGCATCAGGAGCGCGCGGCATGAAGCTGACCGCCTCAGAAGCAATCCTGCGTGAGACAATGCGTGCAACCGGACTCAGCCGGGAGCAACTGCGCGCCCGTGACCGCCGCCGGAATGTGGCGATCGCCCGGCAGGCGATGATGCTCGCATTGAGGGAAAGAACCCCCCTGTCCACTCCGCAGATTGCCGAGTTCGTCGGGTTGAGCGACCATACCACCGTTGTCCACGGCATCCAGAAGATGCGCCACCTGATAAAGATAGATCAGGTCATCCATGCGTTCGTGGAGCGGTTGCTCCGCGCATCGACCGATCTTGACGATGGCGAGGTGGCAGGCGCGATCTTTTCCTCAACGGAAAAGACCAGGCAGAAGCCGCCACCGCCCCGCCTCATCCCGAAGGCGACCAAGGCCGCCCTGACCATCGTGGCCAAGCCGAAGCCTCCCGAGCCGGTTTACGAGCGCGTGAGGGTCGACGGGGACCGCTTCATGCAGCTCGACGAGCGCGGCGAATGCGACGTTCAGCGCCTTGCCCGCAAGAACATGATCGCCGGCTCACAGCGCCTTGCGGATGCCATCAACAAGGTGAGGCCCGCGGCATGAGCATCCGTGGATCACGCTCGCCCGACATCTCGGCAATCGAGGATCGCGTCATCTCCCAGAGCGAGCGTGCGGCAAAGTTGCGCGCAGAAGCGGCAGCGGAGGCGCTGGAGCGCGAAGACCGGCTCCGGCGGGCATCAGAGCTAGGCGGGACGGTGAATGCGTCTGACAGGGCGCTCCTGCCGCGCAGCCATGGCGGGAACTTCGCCGCCGAAGCCGAGCGCGTGGCGCGCCGCCAGGGGCGGCTTGGCGATGTCGAGAACTTGCGCACTGATCGGGAGCCCTGCGGCTTCTGCGGCACGCGCGCGGACAAGCACGCCGAGTTCGGGTGCAAGCGGTGGAGGCCGGGCTGGTGAGGAAGAAAATCGGAAAGACCGTCCGCTTCGAAATCTTCAAGCGAGACAAGTTCACCTGCCAGTATTGCGGCGCGCATCCGCCTGCCGTCATCTTGGAGGTCGACCATATTGTGCCCGTCGCAGAAGGCGGGGGGAACGAGGATGAAAACCTCGTAACCTCGTGCTTCAACTGCAATCGCGGGAAGGCGGCTCGACTACTGACCGCTGTTCCAAAGTCTCTCGCGGATAAGGCTGCTGAGGTCGCAGAGCGCGAGGAACAGCTCCGCGGCTACACTGAAATCATGGCCGCCAAGCGCGATCGAGTGGAGGCAGAGGTGTGGTCCGCCTTCAAGTACTGGCGAGGCCAGACGAAGACGACGCACAACAAGTTCAACAGCATGAGGCGCTTCATCTTCCACCTCGGAATCTACGAGGTTCTGGACGCTATCGACATAGCGATGGCCTCTGAAATCTCCGACTCCGAGAGGGAGTGGCGATACTTCTGCGGGGTCTGTTGGAACAAGATCAAGAAGGATGAGTGGTGAGCATCAAGCTACTCTCAGCCGTGTGGGATCTTGAAATGGATTCTACCAAAAAGATGGTGCTCATGTGCCTCTGCAATCACGCCAACGATGAGGGTGTGTGCTGGCCCTCTGTTGCCACCATCAGGAAGAAGTGCGGGAATAGCGAGAGGACGGTTCAATCCGCTCTGAAGTGGCTTTCCGACAACGGGTATTTCAAGTTTTACGATGTCCCTGGGAAGGGCCGTACCTATCGACTCAACCCCCGCAGAATCTGCACCCCCGCAGAATCTGCACCGGTGCAAAAAACGACAGATACCCCCGCAGAATCTGCACCCCACCCCCGCAGAATCTGCACCCTAATCCCCAATGAACCATCAGTAACCTTAGATGTATCTAACGATACATCAGCGCGTGCGAAGCGCGAGACGCCCAAGCGCGATCCTGTCGGTGCCTTTGTCCGCCCCGAGTGGGCCGATGAGGTCGTCTGGTCTGACTTCCTGAAGAACCGCAAGGCCAAGCGCCTGACGAACACCGAGACGGCGTACCGAGCCTTCCTCCGCGACATCGAGAAGTTCGTCGACGACGACTGGCCTCCAGGTCGCCTGCTGGAATCCATCGTCTCCCGAGGATGGGGGGCCGCTTACGACCCGCGACCGAAATTCCAAGGATCAGGATATGGAAACCGAAACTCTCAAACCGATGGGCGCTTTGCTTCCGGGCATCGTGGACCAGTCGATCGCCGTGACGGCTTCCTCCGGTCCCTTGACGAAAAAATCGGAGGTTCTGGACCTGGACAGCCTGACGGGCCGGATTGACGACGCGACGCTCGGCTTGCTGGCCGAGATTGCCGACGCGCCGCTCCCGGCCCCGGAGCGCGCGGATGAGGATCACCTCGCGAAGTGCCTGCGCTCGATGGCGATCCTGCCGTACCGGGCGGACGACGAGATTGGCGGGAAACTGCGGCACCGGCTCTACGCCGCGAAGATGCAGGGCTACTCGAACGAGGCGCTGAGCTTCCTCGTGTCGAAGGCGCTCGACCAGTGCCAGTGGTTCCCGACGATTGCCGAGTGCCTTGCGATCCTGCGCACATGGCCGAACCGCGACGTGGCGGACGCCCGGCGGCGCAAGGCGGATTACCTGATCGGCTGGGAATGGCAGAAGCGGATGGACGAGGCGATGGAATCGCTCGCCGCTCGCACCATGCCGCAGGGCGAGATTGACGGCCTGCCCGCCAAGTGGAAGCGGATCGCCGCCGACAAGGGCTACCTCTGGGCATGGCCGGATGGCCGGTTCACTCCCCGCGTCGACGTGCTCTCCCTGCCGGAGGATGAGCGCGAGGCCGAGCGCGAACGCAACAAGGCGATGTTCGCCGAGTGGGAAGCGATCGAGGCGCAGCGCGAGGTGCCGCGTGACTGACCTCCGCCGGACCTCCCTCACCAGCTTCGCCGGCTCGATGCGCGATCCCGACCCGCGGGGGCAGCGCGCGGCGGCGCAGCAACTCTACGACCAGCACGGGATCGTGGTGATCTTCCCGAATGACGTTGAGCGCCTGGACGCGATGCGGATCGAAGCAATCGGCAAGCGGCTCTACGGACGCAAAGGAGGGCGCAAGTGACCGAACAACCCCTGAAGGACGGCCCGACGCCTGAGACGGAGCAGCACGGCGACTACGCCGATGTCACGGTGGTTGCCGATGACCGCTCGATGGCCACGGTGAAGCGCAACCGCCGCGTCAACCCGATGATGGCGCTGTACGAGTCCGGCACGCTGAGCGAGGAACAGTTCGATGCCTCGGTTGAGATTGCCCGGATCGCGGAGGAAATCACCCTGCCGGTCGGGATGCGCTCAGCCAGCCTTGAAGCCCGTGTTGACAATTCAGGTTCATCGGAAAACTTGCTGATCGAAAAACTGACCCGCGTTCAGCTTGAGGCGACGTACAATAGCTGGCGTGCATTCCTGCCTATGCCGAAACGGATGGTCATTGATCTAGTTCTAGGCTCAAGCACGATTATGGCCGCATCGCGCCGTTACAGAATGCGCCGCGCCAAGGTTAGGACTGTTCTTGTCGATTCGCTGGATCGCTGGATAAACATTCGCGAGAAGATGCGCGAATTGATCGACGAGCGCGATGTCGAGGCGGCGCATTACCGGGCTGGCGGCGGGGTCGTGAAATGAGGGGCTTGTCGGGACCACCTAAGGGGGGTATATCCCGAATCCTGATTTCTGCGCCTAGAACACCAAATCGGGTTGCAGCCTCGGGAAACCCCTTCATCAAAACAGGCATTTGCGATGCCCCCGCAGCCTAAGAGCCTGAGCGCGCGGCTGCGCCAGCTAGAGGTTGCGAAGGCTCGCGCCAACGCGCTGCCGCGCGGTGCGAAGCTGTCGTTCGAGCCGATGCGCGAACTGCTCGGCCTGGCCACGCGGGCTGCGCTGCGCGATTGGTGCGACAGCATCGAGGGGTTCGAGGCAAGCAAGGCTTTCGTCCGGGGAGGCAACGGGATTGAGTGGGAGTTCGATCCCCGCAAGACCGTTGCCTTCTTGCTCAAGCACTTCAGTCGGCAGATCGAGGCCCAGGCCACGCGCAGCCGCAAGATCGCGAAGGCGGTGGGCGTCAACCTGCCCGCTGCCGAGACGGCTCCGAGCCTTCAGGAAACGAAGCAACTGGTCGAGCTGACCCTGACCGTCACGGCGGCTCAGGAGAAGATGGGCGTCTATGCCGTCGCCGCCGAGGTGGCGGACTTCATCGCCGGGTACAACGAAGAACTGGTGAGCGGGATCCTTGGAGTGAAAACCAAGGTCGACCCGAACGGAAACCTTCCGCCGGTCGTGCGCAAGGCAATCGACGAGGAACTGCGCAGCCTCGCGACTGCGCTGCACGCTCTGGCGGCCAACTACATCGAGGTCAAACGTGCGGGTGCTGAGCAGGGAGCAACTGGCTGAGCAGGCGAACCTGCTTGCGGCCAATGCCTTCTGCCAACGCACCGCCAACATCGCAGCCGGATTGCTCGACCGGCTGTTGCCCCGCGAGAGCCTGACGACCCTCGAATACTCGGAAACCCGCCGGATCATCCGCAAGCCGGATGGCACGCAGACGCACTGGTCGGCGCGGCTCAGCCCGTTCGCCCCGGCGATCATGGCCGCGCTCGACGATCCCGAGGTGTTCGAGGTCATCGTGCCCAAGCCGGCGCGTACCGGCGGCACGGTGATTGCCGAGAACCACGCGCTGAAGCGGCTCGACATCGACCGCAACGGCGACGTGATGTGGTATCTGGCTGGGCCTACGGAGGTGAACTCCTACGCCGACCGCGTGCTGCGTCCGCTGTTCGAAGACCACAAGGCGCTGGCCGAGCGCCTGCCCAAGGCCGGGACCAAGGGCAACACGGCCAAGATCAAGCGGGTCGGCTCACAGACGCTCGAACTGATGGTGATGTCGAGGTCGACCACGACCAACCGCCAAGCTGCGTTCATCGTCTTCGACGAGCCGGACAGCTACACGAAAGCCTACCGCTCGAACTTCATTGAGCAGGGCCGCCAGCGCCAGCGTATGCTGGGGAACGACCGCAAGATCTACGCTTGCGCGCACCCTGACATCGGCTGGAGCGGCGGCATCGCGACGGCGTGGGTGCTGTCGAGCCAGGGCATTTTCGTGATGCAATGCCCGGATTGCGGCGGCCATGGGTCGCCCTACCCGACGAAGTATTGGCCGGAGGTTCCTCGCTTTCGTCTGCACTACGACAAAAGCCCCGAGGGCGCGCCGATCGACCGGCGGCTGGCTCGGGCGGAGACTTCGGCTGGCCTCGCCTGCCCCCATTGCGGGAGCGTTCTGGACGAGGCGCAGCGGGTCCAGATGGTTTCGGAAGGCGCCTTCATGCACAAGGGCCAGACGCTCGACATCAAGGCCGGGATCATCGGCCAGCCTGACAGCAACCGGACATGGGGCTTCTGGGTCCACGTCATCATGTCCCCGCAGGTGGCTATGGGCGAGCTGGCCCGCGAACTGGAGGGCGCGCTGGAGCACAAGGAGCGCACCGGCAAGAGCGACAAGCTCAAGCAGGTGATGGTCCGCACCTTCGGCGAGGCGTTTGAAGGGGCCGGCGATGCGTCTGGGCTGGACGCCCGCAACCTTCGTGAGCGCACTCAGAAGTTGGCAAATGCGCCTGCCGGTCAGGGTATGGTCAACTACATGATGGGCGAAGTCCCTGATGGGGTGATGTTCATCACAGCTCAGGTCGATACCGGCGGCAAGAAGTTCGACGTGATGCTGACAGGCTGGGATTTGCAGCGCCGCCGATACGTTCTTGACCGCTTCACCTTGAGG